CCATGATCCATGATGTAACCTCTGTGTGCTTCAAATCCATTGAGTTCTAGGTGTCCCATTGCTACTGGACACTTACTTTTCTCAATCAGATCATATGTTTCATCATGATTTTCTTCATTGATCCAAGGTATGAATAGAATAGGTAGTCCACCTATCTCTACCTCAGTTGCTTTAGTGTATATCGTTACGTTATCATACTCTCCAACTGTAGTCACGAGAGTGTTTACTAGATTAGTATTCTTAAAATATGCTGTGTGGTTTCCTACTAAGGCATGAACTTCAACTCCCATGTCCTTAAGTACATCAAAATAATTATGGGTTGCCCACTGTGCTGCCCATATATCTAAGTTCCTACGGTTGTCAAATGTATCTCCTAGGTCTAGAACTGTAGTGATGCCACGTTCTTTAAGTGTTGGAAAGAACACATTTCTATAGAACCTCTTGAAGAAGTCGTGAAATATTCTACTTGATTTCCTTGCACCAAAATGCTGATCAGTTATGATTGCTATCTTCACTTCAACTGATCCTCAAGTACATAAAAATATTCATCATTAGCATCAATGGGAATGGTATACATTCCTCTCTGTTCACGTTCAATCTCAATTATAGTTCCAAACTGTCCTTTGATAGTATAACCTAATTTGTGAAACAAGTCAACAGCCCTTACTACTATGTCTCTATGTTTCTTCATGAGAAGTTCTTCTTCTAGTATTTTAATGTATGCAAGACAACTTAAGATACCTGGTAAACTGAAACTGTAAGTAAATCCATGCTCCCACTCAAACCTTCTGGGTAGTGCGTCATGTATCTTGTCATTATATAATGCAATACTTAATGGGAAGTATCCTCCTGTGATTGCTTTACCCATTGTGAAGATGTCAGGTTCAACTGGGAGTTTCTTCCATCCCACAAAGTTACCTGTCTTCCCTCCTCCTGTCATAATATCATCTACTATTATTATAACACCTTTCTTCTGTATCTGTGAGATATTATTCCAGAACCTTTCACTATGAGGTTTGATACCATTGGCATAGGGGCAAGTTTCTACTACCACACACATGATACTATCCCAGTCATAGTGATCCACATAGAAGTCAACTGGTAATCTTAGTATATTCTGATACGGTTTCATAGTATATGGATCATTCAACAGACGATCACCCATACTATGAGTGAGTAGAGTTGATCCATGGTAACTATCTTTGAATGTAACTATGCCATTACGTTGGTGCTGACCTACTTGTTGCTGATATGCACTAGCAAGTTTAACTGCACCCTCAACTGCATCACTACCACTCAATGAGAATATACTTCTATATCCTGTAATACCCTTGAGCATCTTTGCTAGTTTCCATGTGGCATTGTTTAACTGAATAGGTTGAGCATCAAAGAAGTTCTCAGCTACCTCAGGTTTAATACACATATTATTATGCACATAGTTCATGATCTGCATACGACCATACCCTAATGTATAGCAACCCAAATTTAACATAGGGTCTATTGACTTCTTACCATCTAGGGACATTCTCCCATAGTCCCAACCGTACTCTTGCTCGCCGACGTTTTTTTGTACACCTGTTATTAATCCTGGAAATCTCATCTCGACCTCTGTAGTGGTGGTATCTTACCTGACATATGCATACCAAAAAAGTTTAAGGTTAGACGTTCCTGAGTGCCAAAAGTATAAACACCGTGGTGTGTCTTGTTATTGAATAGAACAAATCTGTTATATACATTCTCTACCCTGACTGTTGGTATGTACTGTGCATGTACTTTCTTCCATACCTTTCTATATTCATCTGGATCTATCTCCTCACCCCTATAAAGTTTCTCCTTCATGGTGATCTCATCAGGATACTGAAACCCATACCCAGAGGTTGTCTTATAAATCGACGTTCCTGAATCTGGGGATGGGTCTTTGTTTAGGTATACTATACCACCGAAGTGTGTATCAATGTCTTGATGTACCCATCCTCTATTGAGTGGGTCGTACTGATCTTCTGAGAAAGGTTCTATCTTCTGGAAGTGCGTCTGCATATTCCAGTACTCAGGTTTGCTATCATGAAAAAGGAGATGTACTTTCTCACCAAAGTAATTAAAGAACCTCTCTTCTACCACATGAAGTTGCTTAGTACGTAGACCTGGCCAGTTACCACGGTCAGGTGGATAGTACTTCAAAGCATTGGCCATCTCCACAATGGCATCAGGATCCTCAAAGAAATCATCAACAATTGTAATGGGATATGTCACTTAATTCTTAGTTCTACGTTCTCCTTAATTGTATTATAGTCTGAATGTCCAGTCTTGTCATCTGTATGGAAGACCTGATCATATCCTGACTTGGTTAGTATCTTATTCTTTATTTCTAACTGTCTCTTCTCTTTCTGTATGCGTCTTAGGAAGGCATAGTAAATGATCTGAGTGAAGTATGCAAACGGGTTCTTGGACTTCTCTGGATTAAAGTTCTCTATGTACTGTACACAGTTCTCGATGCCATCACATATCATATCCTCACGGAACATGTAATTGACAAAGTTTGGTTTATATGATAAGTGTGTAGCAATCTTTAAAAAGCATTCCCCAATGTAATTGCTGATCTGAGGACGCTGTTCACCCGCTTCCTTTGCAGCAGCACACTTCGCCTTGAAGACGATAAGTGCTTCCAAGAACTCTTTATTGTTTACATAATGCTCACTCTGTACCTTCCTTCTAACGGCCATATTTTATCTCCTTATGTATACAGTATACACTATTTTGTTAAGAAAAGCAAGGGGGGCTTGACAAGTGTTGTAATTCTTGGTACAATACGAGTGTGCGAGTTCAAGGGATGACTTAGCTATTAAATAATTTATTTAATTTAATACGAGCTTCCTCTACGGTAGATATTCTTCCAGTACTATCTGTAACAGCATCTCCACCAAGTCTCCTTAGAGACATAGCATAGAATATTTGTACCTCTGTATCTACTTCTACTACGGTTATAACCTTGTCCTTCGGGATGAGAAATTCCTCCTCGCGTGAAAATTTCATCCAAGGTGACACCTTTGCACCTGCTTTATTCCCTGTCAAGACGACTTCCTCGACTTCGATAGGGTTTTGTACTATCATATAGTCACCATCTTCATCTTTAACATGCTCAGTCACCGCGAGAATTTCTTCTCCCGATACTAATTTGATTGCTGCAAGGAATTCGATTTTCTTTTGCTCTTCCATGTTAGTCTCTGATTCGGACATCAATGAACTCATAGTCGAAATTTTCTTCATTATATATTTTAACACGTTCTGTCAAATGATTAAGTGTATAATTTCTTTTGGTTGCAGTGGATATATCATCTGCTATATCATATAGCACTGCCTTTGTCTTGTGGTCTCCTTTCCTTAAGACCCTACCGATCGACTGGAGGTTTCGGATTTTCGACTTCGATGGCGAAGCAAAGACAACGTTATGTAAGTTCCGAATATTAATACCAGTGCTAAAAGTCCCATAGGATGCCACGATAATACTGTCATGTGTAGTTTCAGCGATCCTTCTTGCCTTTTCTCTGTCCTCGGTATCGACCCCACCGTGTACCAAAAAGACTAATCTGTCTTCTCCTACCTTATTATTTATCATGTCAAAAAGGGGCATACCATGCCGTTCAACGTAGTTGAACAGGACGAGAGTGTTACCAGATAGGTCACAAACTAGGTTACGTATGAACTTACTACGTCCTTGATGGTCAACAAGATAGTCCATCTCCTCCTGATAGGTGTCAAAGGTTCTCTTCTCATGTTTAAGTATGAGTACTTTGATCTCAAACTCGGAAAGGTGTCCTTGTTCTATGAGTGTCTCGGTACGAGTTATCTTATCGACAGTCCCAAATACACCTTCGAGTACAAGGCGGTTTGTTTCTGTACCATCTAAAGTACCAGTAAACCCTATGCGATACTTACAGTCATAGAGTTTATTCATAATACTAGTCAAGGACTTTGCCTTGAATAGGTGTGCTTCATCTCCTATTATAGCACCAAAATTCTTAAAGTATGTCTTAGGTAACTTATATACTGACTGCCATGTGGTAATGACCACATCCTTTTCAGACCTAGGATCAGTGCCTGCATATACTTTGTGACAATGCTGTTTGGCATTCCACCCATACTTCTCAAAGTCCTTGTACATCTGTTCGACGAGTGATGTCGTAGGAACTACTATGAGTGTTTGTAATTTCTTTGCTGCCCAGAACCTAGACAGTGCATATATCATTAGAGACTTACCGGACCCTGTGGGTGATAGTAATAGTTTACGCTTGTTGCGTAGTGCTTCGTAGATACCCTTGTACTGATAGTCCCTAACCTTGAACGGTAAGTTAAGTGTCTTGACCCAATCACCTAGTCCTTGGGGAGTAATGAATCCATCCACTTCCTGTGGAAGTCCATAAAATTCGTTGTCCCTATGGATAACTTCGTACCCCTTCTCTTCGCAAAACGCAGTAATATAAGGGAGAAGACCAACATAAATTTCGCCTGTACCTGGGGAGAATAGCTTGATTTTTCCATCCCAATACCTCTTCTTGTACGCTGACATGAATTTGGCTTGAGGCACTTCAAAAGTAAACTGGTCTGCTAGTTCGTAACCTACGTGCGGTTCGCACTCAACAGTCAGATATACTTCGTTCTTCTTCTGAATGTATACATTAGATTTCATAACCTTTCAGGAATTTAGCGAACTCTATCGCATTCTTAATATAGAAGGATCGGTTATTGATCGCCTGCATAATGGCTTTCAATGCCTCAACCATTTGGTTATAGTACTTCAGTTTAAGAACGGACTTAGTGTATACTTCATCAGCTTCCAGATATACAGGTACATCTGTCTTGATGAGTTTGAGTGGAAATGGTTTCTCCGCTTTACCAGTATAGTACTCCCACCTATCTCTATAGGTGCGTTTGACTTCCAACTCCTGTTGATCCTTTAAGGTATTAAAGGTGTTGTAAAGTCGTAGGTATTTAGCGTGTAACTTCGGGATCGCTAGAGAGTCATGATCTAATTTTTCATCGTCTAGTTGTGAGTCTTTCTCCCACATGTCATTCAAGGTGTCTAGATTCATATAGTATTTCCGTTCTTATCTGTTATCTCGTACATAGTATACTTGAAATTTACGTCTGCTGTGAGGTAATTAACATCGGTTGCTGATGCGTCGAACTCTAGTGTAGTAAGACTAGTTGGAAAGATGTTCAAGAAATTGATAATTGATATCGTGTTGTAATTACTATTAAGTATAAGTAAACGGGCATCACTCATCATCTTATCAAACTCTGTTGTTCTACCCCTCTCGTCAACAGTAGCAAGATACTTCTGAAAATTCTTTTGGTGTTTAGGGTTAGTAAGTCCCTTCAACCATTTAAAAATTTCATAATAATTATCCAAGTCTTCATTGACTAAGAACCTTAGGCTAAGATCACCAAAGGTCATCTTGTCGCCAGGTAAAGAGTACTCTTTGACTGGTGTGGTTATCTCCCTCACACCTATTTCCACTTGAGGTATGGCTGCAGACTGGCAAAAATAGTCCACGTTAGGTGTCCTACCAATAATAAATTTAAAACCTATTGGTGATAGAAAATTTTGATTAGAAGGAGAGAAAAGATTTGGTTCCATTAGTTCACGCAGGTCTCCGTAGTATTTATCCAAGCCAGAAAACGTTCGGATCTCTTATCTTGTCGTGGATATTAAATCTGAAGTTTCTAAAATCTGGTTTACTTGTTTCGTTATGTGCAGCATCTATCCATGTCAACTCAGCATTCTTACCTCTGGTACTCTGTCCTTCCACATCATCAATGTTGTATTCACCAACATAGTTCTCACCTACTGTACTAGGTTTGACACCGTTCTGCCAGTGCTGTACTGACATGAATATAGATCTACCATCACCCATGAATGCACCATGTATATCATCATGGTATACCTTGAGTGTAAAAAAATCGGATCGCATCTTACAGATCTTCTCCTGTTCAGGATGACTGTCTATCCAATATCCACCGTGACTAAAACTTATCTTACCACGTATGTACACTTCATATGAATCTATGTCTGGATGCCTATGCTCAGGTATGATGGCGTGTGGCGGCCAGTTCAGGCATTCAACTTGATACTGTCCTTCATTGTACATAACCTTTCTATGGAAGTTAGGTACACCGAAAAAATTTCTATTCCAACCTTCTGGTTTTGTTATATCACGAGGATCAAATGTTTTTAAATACTCTTCAACAAAACCTGTAATGGCATCCATGCATAAAAAAAGAGGTCTAATTATTTAGACCTCTTTCAAAAAGTTTTAGTGCATTGTTCTAATCGAATACGTTTTTGCATATGCGTCTACACGCTTGGGGTAAGTCTGCACACTCGATCAGGCAGTCGAAATAATCGTCGATCTTCGTTATGTTGCTTTCGCTTAGAGATGAAAGGTCATCGGTCATATTCCAACCAGCTAGTTGGTTGTGTGAAACTCTATTGTGCATTACTGCCTCCGTTATTTTACACCATCATATAGAGGGTTTGGTTGCATTTCCTTTCCTCCAATCCTACTATTATGTAGGCAAATCAACACTGTATTTACCGCTACATTGTAATAAAAAGAAATGCCTACGAGTTTATACCTAGACAAAAAAAGAGACCCCGTAGGGTCTCTTGTAGGAATATGTAATATCCGATTACATTAGGTTAGCAACTCTAACTCTTCTGTAGTAAGCGTTAGCGTTAAGGTTACCAGCAGCTTGTGGATCTGAATCAGATAGAGCAGCAAGTCCCTTAGCAAATGGGTTAAGAACCATTCCGTAACGAGTCTTAAACCCGATACGTGGTTGGAATGTATCCTGACCGATTGCTCTGTACATTTGTAGAGGAACATATGGGCAGTAGAATAATCCTGCATCATATGCATTAGAACCTTTGTAACCTACAACGTAGTACTGTGAATCAGATACGTTAGCTGAATATGGGTCGATGTAGACCTTGAAACGTCCGTTAAGTGTTCCAACGAATGTGTTTCCTGTGTCGTCGATCTCTCCGATACCACCAACAGCACCACCGATTCCTGAGTCGTA